TTCTGTGAGTTCTTTACGTTGAATGCTTCTCTGAACTCTTTGGCTTGTTCTAAATTCGATTTCATTAGATAGGTAGTGGAGTGCTTTTGATAAATCTTCAATGTCGTCGTCTTTATAACCAGCTCGGCAGACGTACTTAATTACATTTCCTAAGTGGAAGTTGAGTTCTTGACTACGAATAAAATTCCATGGCTGGATGGATCCACGCCTATAGTATTCGGGTCCAGTTTCGCTGGTGGTTTCGGCCATTTCTCAAGTAGGTTTGTAAGGCTATTTGCTAGAACAAAGTTCTGTTTCTGTAGTGCTAGGAAGACGGTGTTAACGTCTTCTCTAGGTGTGACTGGATTTTCTATTGCATCTTTTATTTGCCTTAGTTTAAAATCCTGTTCAATTGTCAATTCTGTAATCGGGGCTGGGACTCCAGGGTATGGGTTCCATTTTTTCGTCGTCATAATCCTCGTTAGTTAAGATTCTTGCTAGACGTGCATTAGTGAGAGCGACATCTTCCGATAAGTCTTTCTCCTTAAACGCATCTACAACTGTTTTCCAGCTATACCCTTTCTCCTCGAATAGTGATGTAGCTCTTTTCACTCCAATGCCAGGTACACCTGCGTAACCGTCAGTATTGTCTCCAGCCATGGTTTGAATTAGATGCCACTTTGCACCTTCCTCTTTCGTGATTGTGAAAGATTCATCGAAGTTCCATAGCATCCCAGGAATTTGTTTCATGTCCTTATCTGGACTGACAATTATGTTGCCAGGATGTTTCGTTTGGAAAATCCCCATACTGTCGTCTGCCTCTAAGGTAGGCATTCTTATTACTGAATATTCTTCAGTTAATTTCTTAATGACACGTCGATAGCCGCAAGGTTTCTTACGGTTACGGTGTCCTTTGTAGTCAGCTTGGATGTCCTTACGAAAGTTTTTACTGTCACTAAAGAACAGAATCATCTCATCGAAAGATCCAAACTTATTTGCAATCTTATTTAGTTCACGTTTGACACAGCTGTAAGCATCTTTGAATGTAGAGGTAACGAGGATAACGTCATCTCCAAAATCAATCTCACTCTCTGCAGCTGCACAACACTTATAAACTATAAAGTCTGCATCGCATAATAATTTCATAAATTAGTGGACCTCAGCCCACGTAGCCCCTGCTTTTGCTTCAGCTGCTATAGGTATTCTGAGGTTGTAGTACTCACCAGCTTCAGCAGCAGCTAACTCCAGTAAAAAAAGTAGATCTATATGATCCTCTTCTTTACATTCATATTGAAGTTCATCATGTACGAATGCCAGCTGGTGAGCTGTGGGTGGTTTGTTGTCATGTGTAATTTTGAGCCAACGCTTCGCAATAATTCCAGCGGAGCATTGAAGTAAATAATTAAGAGCTTTGTGCTGACTATCTACAAAGATTTTCCGTCCGTCGATAGCCAAGATCGTGCCTGATGCAGACCGCTTCTTAACAGCCTGTAGCAGCTCTGAAAGTCCAGGGATGGCTTCGATGAACGCTGCACGTATTTCCCTTCCTTTAGCTCTTGCCTTATTTGGTGATAATTGTTTGTCATAGCTAGTACCTAAGCGAATGTCTCCACTTCCATAAAGGAATGCGTACGATACGGTCTTGACTGCTCTTCTACTTATGCCAATTTTATCTGCATTGACTTGGTGTATATCTCCGTTAAGGAGTATGTCGGCATATCTCCCACCGTCGTATCTGGCGAGGTAGTGAGCAAGCATCCTGAGTTCAATGCCAGCAAGGTCAGCCCCGCACATAACCATTCCAGGCGAGGCGGTAAATAATTTTCTAAATCTTTCATCAGCGGGTACTTGGGACAAATTTGGTCGTCGGTGACTACATCGAAAAGTATTAGTAGCTACTGAACAACTGTGGTGTATCCGATTAGACGTCGTACATAGCTTCAGCCATGCGTTCACGCCTTCGGATATCATTCCTAATGCTTTCTTCAGTTCCAAGCATCGGAGAAATTGTAGAGCTATATCCGTCCCAATTTCCTTTAAGACGATCTCGTCTACTACGGGCTTGCCGTTCAAGCTTATTAATGACGGATTCCAGCCATAGTGTGTTGTCAGTACCCATGCGATATGGTCTCTTGATGTGGGGTTAAGTTCTTTGAGTCGGATGCTCTCAGCACCAGCGACATAGCCTTGGGTCCGATTATTTCGTTTAGCAATAAATACTGATCCTGCAACGAAAGGGTGCCTGTTTCGAAGTAGTTGAGTAAAGTCTTCCAGTTCTGTTCGGAGAGACGATTCAAGTTCCCATGCAGAGCGTTCATCAAAATGCCATCCATGTATTTCTTGTTGGGTGAGTATTGTTGCGACTGAATGCTCTAGCGAGCACCAGTCAGGTAAGGGTGAAAGTGGTCGCATAATTTTTTTGTAACTTCAACGTCCTGAGCGCAGTAATCCTCCATCTCTTGACTCCACTCAGACCAGTCACTCGTCTTGCCAAACTCTCCCTTATATTCTCCAAGCCTATACCCGTAACTCTCTAAGCTATGTCTTCCATAGAGTTGTAGTGGCATATGTCTCCACTTATGCTTATGGTCTATGTCATAGATATTGGGGTGGTATAAACGTGATAGAAGAAGAGTATCAACAACACGAGAACGGGGAGTGAAATAGTTATATAGTTTGCTAATAACCGGGAGGTCAAAACCAATAATGTTATGACCAACAATCGTGTCAGCAACAAGTAACTTACCAATTCCCTCTGAAATGGAATACTTATTGTTTTTTTCGTCATTGTAAGTTTCTATCTCATCTGTAGTGGAGTCATATATTGCTATGCAATGAATACGTGTTATATCTTTTAGTAGACCATTTGTTTCTAGGTCAAACACGAGTGTCATTTCTTCTGCCACGTATAGGTCTTGTCTTTAAACTGAGCTTTCTTTTTTGCCTCCTCGCTGGGAGGCTCTGGTTTATTTAGTTTTGGTGGTTCTTTAGCGTGTTTATACCATGGATGTTCATATTCACTTTCTTCAAAAATCCGTGGTCTCGCTGGTTCCACGAAGAAAGGATGGTTCCGTAGTTTCATTCTCACTAAATCGGCAGTTGGATAAGTCATACGTCAATTTTGTTGCTATTCCTGTTTCGCCTGAATATCTATTCTTAAGGACTCTAAGAGTCGTATTACTTCGTTCCTCTTCGCTCTGTTGGTCTCGTTCCAAAGCGATGACCGCATCGCTGATTTGAGAAATACTATGAGACCCTCGTAACATAGAGAGGGATACTCTTCCTCCCTCTTCTGAGGATTTTCTGTCATTACTTGCTCTTCTTAAGTGACTTACTAGAAAAAGAGTTATACCAGTACGTTCAACTAAACTTCTTAGACGAGTCATCGTCTGATCTATCATCCGTCTCTCATCTCCTTCAAGTCCTGAGAGGAGAATACTAAGATGGTCTAAGAA